CTATCTGTACTCTGATGAATACAAGGTAGCTGGTGCAGTAGATATGATTGCAGAATATGATGGAGTAGTATCCGTTATAGATTTTAAGACTTCCAATTCTGAGAAGAAAGAAGAATGGATTGAAAATTATTTTATTCAAGGTACGGCCTATGCTAAGATGTTCACAGAACGTACTGGAATCCCCTGTAGTCAACTGGTGATATTTATTGTACCCGATAGTGGTATTCCCCAAATATTCACAAAATCAGTTGATGATTACACCTCACTATTAATAACCGCAATAGAAGATTTTAACGATTATCAAAAAAAGACTTGACTTTTGAGAACTTTTATAGTATAATATAGTTATGGATAATGAAAAAATATCATTTATGAATAATATGGACTTTGACATAATCACCCCTACGAAATTTAGTTTACTTATTGAGGAAATGGTACTCGCTAAAAAAATATCATATATTGATGCTTGTTTAGAGTACTGTAAAGAAAAAGAAATAGAGCCCCATTCGTTAGGAAGATTAGTTAATAAATCATTGAAACAAAAAATTCAAGTGGAAGCAGAAGCACTCCATTTTTTACCTAAAACAAATTCACTACCAGTATGATTTGGAAGCTTTTGATGCATACAAAATGTATTTGGCGATTAGATTACATTTCCAATCTCCAAACTATGATTTTGTAAAATATAATGGTGAAATACGATGTTCTCAAGATTCCTTTATGAAAAGGAATGATAGATACTTTTTTCACAAACTAGCAAAACGATACAATAGACCAGAACTTCAAGATTTTCTAGTAGCAAATTTTGCAGTAGAAGATAGTGTCAATCCTAAATGGTTGACAGGAGATGTGGCTGAAAATAATTATAAAGAATGGACAAAAATCCAACAATCAATATCAAGAGTATTTGACCAAGATTTGAAAACGTGTATAGATTATCATAAACCTTTTGGTGGACTGTTTAAGTGTGAAACTAAAACACATCCACCGATTGTTAAGTTGTTACTACAGAAGAAAATCTCTATAGTATCAGCTATTATCCTAGACTCCTACCTTAATTGGATGGAGTTTACTAACCATGAAGTGGATGAAGATTGGGTTTGGCCAAAGCTTCAGAGTACCCTTCATAATTGTCAACCTTTCATTAAATATGATAAGGTAAAATGCAAAGTAATTCTAAAAAACAGGGTCGAAAACGCAATCCAGATGACTTGATTCGTGAAAACGATTTCCTAAAATATAAAATGAGAGATCAGCAGAAGTATATTCGTAAGTTAGAATATGATAATGCACTCTTACAACGCAAACAACAGAGTAGTTATGCAAAAAGAAACAAATTCAGGAATTCAACGAGTAGCTGAACTTTCTTGGAAAGGAAAGGTAAATCCTGAGCTTATATATTGTACTAAGTGCAATTATAAGTTATTAATTCGTGGTGTAGGTAGTTATGCTACGGATTCCTTGATTCATATGTTATGGATCATTTTTTGTCACAGACTTGAACATTTCGTAAATGGTGAAGGATTTCGTGACTAAATAGTAGTAATACTATAATACGCTAATATAAACAAATAATACTATAATATAGGAGAATAATATGTCATTAGCTGCGCTGAAAAAGCAATCCAATATCTCATCTTTAATTGATGAGTACAACAAACAAACAACCCCACAAGATACCAAATCCTACGAAGATGACCGATTCTGGAAACCAGAATTGGACAAGTCGGGTAACGGCTATGCCGTGATTCGGTTTCTTCCTGCACCAGAAGGTGAAGATGTGCCTTGGCAAAGAATGTTCACTCATTCTTTTCAAGGGCCAGGTGGATGGTACATTGAGAATTCCTTAACCACCATCAACAAGAATGACCCAGTAGGTGAAGTGAATCGCAGACTTTGGAATACTGGTTCCGAAGCAGACAAGGAAACTGCCCGTAGGCAGAAACGTAAGTTGTCTTATCACACCAACATCTATGTTGTTGCAGACCCTAAACATCCAGAACATGAAGGAAAAGTTTTCCTTTATAAGTTTGGTAAGAAGATCTTTGACAAGGTTATGGAATCCATGCAACCTCAGTTTGATGATGAGGAAGCAATCAATCCTTTTGATTTGTGGAAGGGTGCGAACTTCAAGTTGAAGATTCGTAAGGTAGATGGTTTCTGGAACTATGACAAGTCGGAGTTTGAGTCAGTATCTCCGTTACTGGATACTGATGAGGCTTTGGAGAAGGTCTATCAATCAGAGTATCAGTTGAAACCTTTTCACGATGAGTCTAACTTCAAGCCTTATACAGAGTTGAAGGAGAAGATGGAACGTGTATTAGGTCAGGAAGTTGATAACAGGACTGCCGAGCAGGTTGCATCTGATATGGATGTTACTACGGAAGTTCCCTTTGATGGTGGGAAACCAATACCTGCCGGAGCATCTGATACTATGGAGTACTTTGAGAAGTTAGCAACTGCTTAATTTCTGAAGTATTTGTTATGCATTGGGTTTATTGAACTCGATGCAACAACCATAGTGGAAGAACTACCACCTGTAACATTAGTGGTTGGGGCATTTACTATAGTAGGTGCTCCTCCACTACCCCCACCGAGAGCTGTCATAGTTTGTGCTTTAGGAAGAATTCTTCCAGATCCAGAAGGTACAAATAATTCAGGGCCAAGTTCACCAACAAGTATTGGTTCTCCTTTTCCTACTGGGCCCCCTGTCGCTTCTTTTTTTATTTCTTCATCACTACCAAATCCTAACCATCCCATAACTTTCTTTCCAGCATCTCCTAATGCACCAAGAGACTGTGCTATTATTTCTTTAATATCAAATTGAAATAACTCACTAAGCCAAGTTACAATTCCATTAAGCAGATCCATTATCATACCACCAATAGACCAACTTTTAGCATTTGCAACTTTCTTAGCGGCATCATCAAAACCAAATAAACCTAATAACCATTCGGTAACTGAAAGAACTGCATCTTTTACTAAATTAGGCATAAAAGTCAATACATTAATTATACTTGCAAGTATATCTGATGCACTATCGAATTTAAACATTTTACTAAACCATTCTTTAACCGCAAGTATTGCTTTTTTAGCATATTTTACGACAATACTATCATCTTCCTTTTCATCTGAAGCCCAAGATAATAAACTCTTAAGCCAAAATTTGACTTTACCCCATTGTTCCATAAGAAAACCCTTTAAAGTGAATTTTTCAACAGCTCCAGCGGCATCATCCCAACCAAATAATCCCAACAGGTACACAATCGGTTTTTTAATCATTGCAAGAATCCAATCTAAAAAACCTACATAACCCCCTAAAAGTCCTGTTATTAAACTAGTTAATGCGGCAACTGGATCAACAAATAATTCTTCCGTAATCCATTTCCAAGCCTTATCTAATATTCCAAAAATGAATCCCGAAAGCGAAAAAGGTTTCTCTGGATCTCCAAATCCAAAAATATTCTTCAGAAAATTTATTGCCATGTTAAGAGGTAAAAATACAATATCAATAAGAGATCCAAAAATTCCAAGAGCACTAGTATCTTTAAATGAAAATAAGTCTACCACATAATCTATTACTTTAAATACAGATGTTTTTATTTTACCAACAAGATCAAAATCCACCACAGCTGACATATCAAATCCAAAGAATTCTCCTACCCACACTATTACATCTTGAATCATTTCTGCAATACTGAATATAAAGAAGTCTAGTAAACCTTTTACTGCTCCACCAATACCTCCTAAGATTTTCTGAAAGAAATTACCTTCAGTATTTTCAAATCCTGTCATAAATCCACTAATAGCTTCCCAAAGTGCCATTAATATAGTAACAGGTACAAATATTTTTCCTAAGAATTTAGCTGCACCCTTAACAAATCCCATTACCTTACTTAAACCTGAGACTTTACCTGCTATTCCACCAATACTAGTGAACCACCCACCAATTTTTGTCATGAGTTTCCCCATTCTCCCAGTTTTACCTCCGAAGAAATTTTTAATTTTGGCTATTATTTTTCCTAAAAATCCCTCTTCCTTAAATAGATTTGCTATGGATGTTGTTATTTTGTTAAGTCTTTGACTTAATTTACCACCCTTACCACTAAAGAAAGTTTTAATTTTTGCTATTATCTTACCAAAGAAACCTTCTTCCTTAAACAGATTTTTTATACTTTCTGTTATTTTTCCAAGTCTTTGACTTAATTTTCCACCCTTTCCTGAAAAGAACATTTTAATTTTTGCTATTATCTT